TGACCCGCCGTCAGGAAAAATCTCCCCCCGGGAACGTGAATGTGAGATGATCATGCGCGGTCAGATCGAGGCCATGGTGCGCGCCAACATTAGCCACCTCGATACCAACCACCCGATGCGCGACGCGCTCGCAGAAATGGCCTACGAGCTGGCCAGACTCCTAGATATCGTCCCGCACCCTGGGATCGTTACAGACAGCCGGGATCACGCGGCCCTAAACCGGGAGCTGCGAGCCACGCTCGCCGAGCTGGCCGGCGCGACAAGTGGAGAGGACGACGACGATCTCTCGGTTAGTCTGTCCTCCCCGGTACGCGACGGCACGTAGGTACGACCGGCCCACTCTAGGGCCTGCAGTACGCAAGGCAGCCACACTGGTCGGCAAACGGTTCTTTCCCTGGCAGGAATACGTAGCCGACGTGCTACTAGAGATCGACCCGGCTACCGGCCGGCTCGTCTACCGGGAATGGGGCCTCACGGTACCCAGACAATCCGGCAAAACGACGTTTGTTTTAGCGAAATTCATACAACGCGCAATGGCCACCCAGTTTTTTGGCCCCCGGCAGCGAATAGTTTATACCGCACAAACGCGGAAAGACGCTCGGCGTAAATGGGAAGAGGATTTTGTCGAGGATATCGAGGCCTCTAAAGCATTGCGCGGCAAATACTCGGTTGTTAAATCAAACGGCCGAGAGCACGTCAAGTTTGCTAACGGCTCCCGCCTCGGCATCGACGCGACTACCGAGAAATCAGGCCACGGCCCCACGTTGGACGAGGGGTTTATAGACGAGGCTTTTGCGCAGACTGATAACCGGGTAGAGCAGGCGTTTAAGCCGTCGATGATTACGCGGCCGCAACCGCAACTCGGCATCGTGTCTACCGCAGGGTGGCTAGGGGAGTCCCCCTATTTGTGGGACAAGGTAGAGGCGGGCCGTGAGTTCGCCGAGGGTGGCCGTACGGATCACGTCGCCTATTTCGAGTGGTCGGCACCACCGGACGCGCACCCTGCAGACCGCCGAGTGTGGCAGGCGTGCATGCCGGGCCTGCAGTGCAACGGGGGCCTTATTGCCGAGGAGGCGATTGCCGCGGACTACCTGACGATGAGCGTTAACGAGTTCCGCCGGGCCTACCTGAATCACTGGGTGCTGAAAGATGCTCCCGCCGAGGCTGTGATCTCCGCGGAGCTATGGGAAACGCGGTTTGATAAGCACGCGGGCCGGCTGGCCCCTATCGCGTTCGGCGTAACCGTGGCGCCGGACCGCTCGGTAACCTCGATCGGTGTTGCCGGCCAACGGGCCGATGGTCGCGCGCAGATCGAGCTGGCGGCCGAGGCACCTGGCATTGATTGGGCAATACCGTGGCTGATTGACCGCATTTACCGGTGGGATCCGTGTGCGGTAATTCTGGACGGCACGGCCCTCGGCCTCGTCAAGCCGCTGGCCGAGGCGCGCATAGAGGCCACGCCGACCACCGGGCCCGACCGCGCGCAAGCGGCCGTTGACCTGTACGACGCGGTGACGCACGACCGCGTGAGGCATCCCGGGTCTGCTGTGCTCGCTGCCTCAGTGGCCAGCTCGCAAAAAAAGCCCATGGGAAAGCTGTGGGTATGGGATGGCCCGTGCGTAGGGCCGATCCAGGCCGTCTCGCTGGCCCACCGCGGGCTGCTCGTCTACGGCAACCCCGCACCGCCCCCGGCTAACCCGCTGCTCGCTGACGAGTCGGGCGAGCTGGCCAGTGACACAGCAGACCTAGCACGTTCCGGTTTCTAATCGAGAGGAGGTCACCTAGTGGCCGTTGCGGCGCCCGTGCTCGAGCTGGGTTACGTCAACCCTGCGGCAGGGTGGTGGCTGGTACCGACTGAGGAGACGACACCGGAACTACGCTGGCCAGCCTCAATCTCGGTTTATGATCAAATGCGCAAGCAGGATGCGCAAGTCCAGTCGGTTCTGCGGGCCGTCACGCTCCCCGTGCGGCGTACTGCCTGGCGGATCGAGCCGGGCGAGGCGCGACGGGAGGTTGTCGAGCACGTCGCTACCGACCTCGGCCTGCCGGTGAACGGCGAGCCCGTGGCGGAACCCCTACGGATCCGTAATCGGTTCTCCTGGCAGCGCCACCTGCAGACCGCTCTGCTTATGGTGGTGTTCGGCCACATGTATTTTGAGCAGGTATACCGAATTGAGGGCGGCAAGGCCCGTTTACGCAAGCTGGCGCCGAGAATGCCTAGGTCGATCTCGGCTATTAACGTGGCCGCGGATGGCGGGCTCGAAAGTATCGAGCAGTTTGCCCCGGCCAACTACCGCAAAGCACCGTTTTTGACCATCCCGGTTAACCGTTTAGTCGCTTATGTGCACGAGCAAGAGGGTGGTAACTGGCACGGCCAGAGTTTACTGCGGGCGGCGTATAAGAATTGGCTAATTAAGGACAGATTGTTACGGGTGCAGGCACAATCAATCGACCGTAACGGTATGGGCGTACCACTTTATAAAGGGGCACCGGGTGAGGCGAATCTCGATCATGGTATCAAACTTGCAAAAGCGTGGCGCGCTGGTAATGACGCGGGTGCGGCAGTACCTCACGAGGCGGATTTAGTCTTACGCGGTGTCGAGGGCAACCTACCGAACGCTGACACCGCGATTAGGTACCACGACGAGCAAATAGCACGCGCGGTACTCGCGCACTTCCTAAACCTCGGCACCCAGACGGGTAGCTGGGCCCTCGGAACCACGTTTGCTGATTTCTTTATCTTCTCACTGCAGACATTAGCCGAGTCAATCCGCGATGTGGCTAACGCGCACGTTGTCGAGGACATCGTAGACATCAATTTCGGCGAGAATGAGCCGGCGCCACGCATTGTGTTTGACGAAATAGGCAGTAAGCATGCCGCCACCGCTCAGGCAATTAAGATGCTGATTGATTCGGGTGCGCTCGCCGCCGATCCGGGCCTAGAGGGCTACCTGAGGACGGCCTACGGGCTACCACCGCGTGAGGATCCGCCGACCGGTGAGGATCCGGCCGAGCAACCACCCGATGACACACCACCGGAGCTGAATAATGTCTAACCGTATCCCTCGGTTGTCCGCTCGCGCTAAGGCTAAAGGGCAGCCGGCCGAGTGGTACCACATTGGTGCCGTGCAGGCACTTGCCGAGGTGGACGAGACGCTGGCCGAGGGTGATACCGGCACAGCAGTGTCCACTACTACTACTGCCGATGTCTATATGTATGACGATATCGGCGGTTGGTTTGGTTTGACCGCTGACGATTTCGTGCGCGACGTCGCGGCGCTGGACGTGGATCAAATCGTCCTGCACCTGAATACCCCCGGCGGTGACGCTATGGAAGGCGTAGCAATCGCCAACGTCCTACGGGCTCACAAGGCCCGGATTATCGTCCGGGTGGACGGGCTGGCCGCTAGTGCCGGGTCCGTGGTGGCCATGGCCGGTGACGAGATCGTCATGGGTATCGGATCCGAGCTAATGGTGCATGATGCATGGGGCATGGTGGTCGGCAATGCCGCGGATATCGTGTCTTTTGGCAATCGCCTATCCACCACAAGTAACGCATTAGCGTCCACATACGCGGCAAAAGCCGGGGGCACTACCGAACACTGGCGAAAGATTATGGAGGCGGAAACCTGGTATACCGCACAGGAGGCAGTAGACGCAAAACTAGCCGACCGAGTGGCCACGCCTGACGAAACCGCTACCGCCGAGGGTGAGCAGATTACCCCGGGTGGCGGTTCCGGTGGATTCTGGGATATGTGGGACAGCCTGAGACGTCCTGATCGGTTCGATTTAAGCATGTTCAATTACGCGGGTAGGGCCCACGCTCCCGCACCGCGTGCACAATCACAGGAAGTGAGGGACGCCGTGGCATTCACGGACGACCAACTAAAGAGTATGCGGGAGAGCCTTAACCTTCCCGACGACGCCGACGAGGACGCCATTGCTGCCGCGGTGGCCGAGCAGAGCTCCACCTCGGACGAGGACGAGGGGGACGGGAACGACAAGGCCTCAGACACCGCCACGGAGCCGCCGGCACCTGCCGAGGGCACGGTGACCGTAGACGCCGGCACGCTGGCCTCCCTGCGGGCTCAGGCGGCACGGGGCGAGGCTGCTGCAGCCCGCCAGGAGCGGGAGGACCGAGAGGCAGCCGTAGCGGCCGCAGTCGAGGACGGGCGGATCCCACCGGCCCGCCGGGAGCACTGGTTAAACCTGCTCGCTAAGGACCCTGGCGCCGCTAAGTCGCTGGCCGAACTAGAGCCCGGCTTGATTCCCGTTGGCCAGCCGGCCGGCGCCGACACAGCCGCCGAGGTTGATCCCCTGTACGTCTCGCTATTCGGTAAGGACGGCTAACAACTCATGGCTGATTACGTCCCGATTTTTAAGCCGGGCACTGACATTACCCAGACGGTAGGCGCTACTGCCGTAGTCGGGGGCAATCTCGTGATGCTCTCGGCGGCTAACACCGTCATCCCTACTACGGGCGCCACCGCGGCGTGGCTGGGTGTCGCTACCACAGACGGGGCCGTGGGCGGCAAAGTCGGTGTTACTAGCGGGGGTGTGCAGGAGCTTGTGGCTAGTGGCGCTATTGCCGTGGGCGCGATGGTTATGGCAGACGCGGCCGGCAAGGTGCAAACCATTGGTGCCGGTACATTCGGTCAGAACGTGGGCGTCGCTATGACTGCTGCGGCAGCCAATAACGATAAAATCCACGTCAAGATGGTTCGTTAAGGGAGATAATTAGACATGCCTATTACCTACCCACCGCCCACGCCTACGGTTACCGGCGATATTACCTCTATTCACACACTAATGAATGCCCCCGCATTGCTCACTCGGCGGCTGCGCACGTTGGCCGAACATCGGTTTATCTCGGATAGCCTGCTTACCGAGAAATACCCGGTGGAAGCTGGCGCGCTGCAGTACCAGCAGGGAGAGTCGATTTTCACGGACCGTACCCCCGGATCGGTTCGCCCCGGCATGGAATACCCCCTCACGACCTTAGGATGGGGGCCCACTCAGATTGCCGAGGTGGTGAAATGGGGTCAAGACGTCCCGATCACGGACGAGAGCATTAAGCGCATGCGTATGAGCCCGGTTAATCGGGCGCTGCTTAAACTCGTCAACCAAATGGTTAAGACGATCGACGCCATTACCATCGCGGCCATCGCTTCACAGGTCACCCAGACGCGGGCGGCTACCGCGCTGTGGACCGGCGCCACCGCCGTGATTCTGCGGGATATCCTGCTTGCCAAGGCGGATATTTTGGCGCTCAATCAGGGATTTAACCCGGACATTTGCGTGGTGGACGACATCACCTACGCCTACGTGGTGTCTGACGACAAGATTGCTAACGCGGCCATGCGTGAGAGCCGGGCCAACCCCGTTTACACGGGAGAGTTCCCGATTATCGGCGGTCTGACGATCCTGCCGGCGGCCGCGGGTAACATTCCGTTCGCCACCTCAGCCCTTATCCTCGATTCCACCCAGCTCGGCGGGATGGCAGACGAGGACCTCGGCGGTCCGGGTTACACCGGTACCGGTGCGGCCGGCGTCGAGACTAAGGCGATTCGCGACGAGGACAACGACAAGTACAAGGTCCGCGCTCGTCGCGTCACGGTTCCGGTGGTTGTGGAGCCGGCTGCTGCTATCCGTATTTCAGGGGTGAGGGTCTAATGACTACGCGGTATCAGGTGGTGGGCCCGCTGGCCGTTGTGGAATTTAATA